GCTCCAACAATTTGTCCAACTGCTGTAGCATTCTCTGAAGTGATATATCCATTGTCATAAAGATATGTAACCAAATTGGTAACAGTATATCCCTTGTCAAGCACACTACAGGTTTCCTGACCGATAGAAAGCAAATCAGCATCCGATGTTGAAAGAATAATTGGGTCTCCTAAACCATTCAGGCGATTCAGGAACTCATCTTCTGGGGATACCGCTGGTGCGGGTTCTGGTGCTGGGGTTACAAATGTGTCTGTAGCCGTTGTATTTGTAGAAGTGTCAGAAGTATTATCCGATCCGCCACATGCTGAAAGTACGAGTAGCAATGTCAAAGCAATAGCAGACCCGATAGCAATTTTCTTCATTTTATCTCCTTTAAATTATATAGACAATCTATCTATAAGTAGAAATAAATGGATTCGAACCATTGACCTTTCCCTTATCAGGGGAATGCTCTAACCAACTGAGCTATATTTCTTCAAACCCCGCCCTTTTGGGGCGGGATCCTTTTTAATACCAACCTGTGGTATTGGAATGACTTAGTGCATTGCAGGGTGTTCCATATCTATTTTTGATATATCCCAACCCCCATTTAATTTGAGTATGAGGGTTTTTATACCAGTCAGACCCTGCACTTGCCATTTTGTTACCTGGAAGTGCCTGTGGAATTCCATGAGCACCAGATGGATTATGAGCCGTAACTCTCCATCCACTCTCTCTATTCCACAAACTTACTAGGCAATTAAATTGACTACCGCACCAATCATATTTTTCGGACATATATTGCTGTGCAAATCTCCGATTATATGATGGTTGTGCATATGGTAGTCGTGTATAACTGCGTGAAACCGATGGTTTCGCACATTTATGTCTTTCATTAGCGTTGGCTTGATTCTGGGCTGTTGGTAGCGATACAAGTAAACTTGTAAGAAGCGCAACTGCGGGAATCATAACCTTGGTTTTGAATCGCATTATTCTAGTGTACTATGTTTATTTTTGTTTGTCAAGGACTTTTGCGCCGATGATAGGGGTCGAACCTACATGTATCCATTAACCTTTCAAGCGGGTAGAAACCGCAGGGTATACATCGGCGTACCCTAAGTCGGATTCGAACCGACACTGTAACGATTTTAAGTCGTTTATCTCTGCCATTGGATTACTAGGGCTTGTATGATACAAATATACCCTATTTGATAATTTCTGTCAAGGATTATGAAGGAGTCCTTGTGGAATTATTTATCCCCAGCCCCACTCAAATGAAGCTTTTAATTGCCATGCTCAAAATTGATGTTGTGAAATGCGGGCTGCAACATCATTGCATATACCCTGCTCATTTAATTCATTGGCTTTATCGAATAGACTGGTAAGACTATCCAATACTGTTTGATTTGTTTTATACAACTCTTGCAGCATGGCATAAGGCTTGAGGTCTAATGTGTCATCAATTTGAACATCTGAAATAAGTGACATATTTGCTGCGCCAAAGGGCGCATACTTGCCAATTTTTCTTTGCATTTCTGCATAAAGATCAATTGAATCAAATACGTCTTCGTAGATTTCTAAAAAGAATGCATGAAATTGTTTAAAATGTGGACCAACCACGTTCCAGTGGTATCCATGTGCTTGAGAATACATTTGAAATGCATTCGCTTGCGCTTTCCTAAGTGATAAGGCTAATTCATTCATATATATATTATACCTTATCTTCCAGTAGAACGCTTGACGTAGCCAGTCTTTTTCTTATTCATAGAACCTGGCATATTAAACCCGCTCCTATTTGGCGTATTCTTTCTGCGGATCTCTAGTGCTTCCGCAATTTTATCGTGATGCTTTCCCATTTTATCTCCTATTATAAAAGGAAATGGGGCTAGTCGTGAGAAATAGCCCCATGTCCATATTTAATTATATCATTCTGGTGGTAATGTGTAAAGTGCTTCTTGAGTTTTAGCGTCTTCGATTTTTTGAACTTGATCCCCGACACCCAAGAACCCCATGATAATGGCAATGACCAATTCTGGTGGGAATTCTGGAAATTTCTTTACAACATATACTGCCAACATCGCTGCATAACTATACATTTTTGCAGGATTTCTTTTGGCGTATTTTTTAATACCGCTCCAGAAGTTTTTTAGATGCTTTAGCATTTGCTTTTGCTCCCCTAGTAATCAAAGAGTGACTACTAAGTTAATTATATCACTTACTGGTTACTATAACCTTTACCAGAGCGATTACCATATCCCGCCGAGCGTTTGCCGTCATGGTTTGGTGGGGCATTGTATGTTGAATTGTATCTTGCGTCTTGGTCTTGCGAACCAAATACTGGTGCGAAAGAGCCATTCCAGAAAGATAGAGCGGGAATTGGTTCTTCGGTAACTCCCTTTTCCTCGTATCCTTCTACCTGTACGACAAGTGCTTCTAAGGCTACTTTGGCTTCTTCTTCTGTAGAGTAAGAACCAACTACCTGAGCATTATTTTCTTTGCATACCGCCCACATACCCTGTGCATCTGGCACATTGTATTCAATATAAAATGGTGTTTTGGCTCCGTGTCCAAACTGCATCTTTTCCATATCCTTTACATTAATGTGTAATGCTGCAAGCTGATCTTGAGCATCTTTCTTGGTTGTATGACAGCCAACAATCTTACCAGTTGCATCTAGAACAACAGCGTATCCAGAACAACCTTCAATATCGTGTGCTATGTGCCAAGGCATATTACTTCTTTTTCTTCTTGCCTTTATAGCGGAAGATCCATTTGGGATCGACACCTTCGCCTACACGCCAGAATGGTGTGGGTTGTGCTTCAAAGTGTAGGTGGGGTCCTGAACTAAGACCTTCAAGACCAACATCAGCAATATGCTGACCAATCTTAACAATGTCTCCAGCCTTTACATAAGACTTGAGAACGTGTGCATAGGTGCAGTAGTATGTGCGGAAACGGAACTTATGTTTGATAGTTGGTGAAAACTTTCCAAGATTTGGTCCCTGCTTACCTACAGATGTAACAATTCCATCTGCAACTGCATATACGGGAGTTCCTACAGGAGCACCAAAATCTACTCCTTGGTGCCAACCGCTCATCCACTGTGGTCCACGAACTCCATAAGCACAAGTTACTTTTGGGTCTTTCATTGGGTATGCCATTTAAATCATTTCCTTTATTATAAAATTTAGCTTTCGCTATTTACATTATATCATTAAACTTGAGTAATAATAATAGCTTTTTTAATATTTAACCAAGTAGGACTATTCAATTTCATATGTACCACTAATATTAAAATAATCTGCCACTAATGCAGAAGTTGGTGCATTATGATTCATTGATACTTCACTTCCCCCACCTGCCGAATGATACATGGTTAATGTGGTTGAATTAGCTGTTGCTTGAGCAAATATTTCATACTTATTTCCATTAGATGACTTAATGTACACACCATCGTGAAAAGCATAATCTGCTGTTGGTGCATATGGCAAAGTTAAATAATATTGATTTCCATTTCCAGAACCAAACGAAGTTACTGTTGCGTATAGAACCTTAATTCTAAATACTATTAGCTTTCCCTGTTTCATGTAAGATCCACTTGCTGGAGTTCCAGTAAAAGTTAAGGGAGATGTTCCACCAGTACCTGAAAAAACTGGTAAATATGATGTAGGAGTTGGTGCAGAAACATTACTACTGGTTACATGTATCATCTTTGTTCAAGGTACATTACAGCAACTGGTGCTGTACTACCGCTCCCCGCAATCGCATAAAGATAATCTTCTGGACCTAGTTCTGCTGTAAATGTCTGACCTGGATCAATTCGGAATCCATAAGATGAAGATGAAACGGTTGGTCCTCCCAGATACACATTTGCTGATCCAGATGTATTCTGGACACAAACGGTGGTGGGGAAATGAAAAATTGAATGATTGGTAAGCAATACGGCTGTATTGTTTACTTGATATATTTGATGTGATAACATATATCCATTATAACATTAATTGTTGCTTTATGGCACAAAAATGATTACAGGCACTTGGCGAAATTCACAGCACATAAATTACTGGACTTCCGTATCCCCACATTCGTGGACTCTTCCAAAGTAACTACACCATCCTAAGAGAGTGCCTGTAACCAATATTATTGTACTAAATGATACTAAAGTTGTCAACAAATCCCTGCTGGGGATCATCTGGAACATCAGCAGAGAGGTAGGCTTTAATATCATGTGGCATATCTCTAGGAATTGGTGGTCTAATTACACCATCTTGCCCATTCTTTTTCTCTTCTTCTTCACGGTAATAAGAAGAATAATCATATACTTGGACTTCCTGATTGACATTTCTGGCAGTTCCCGCCACAGCATTATAGATAGCCCCACAAACAGCGTCAGATAAATCCTTAGAGCCTTTTCGGGGGTGATCGACCTTATCCTTAATAATTCTTAATTGTAGCAATTCCTCAACTAACAAATTAATCTTTGGTCCAACAAGACGCTCTTCTGTAATAACCAACTGCATATCGTCATAGTGCTTCTTTGCTACAGAAAGAATTTCAGATTTCATGCCATAAGCAATCATCTGCTGCATCATATCATGGGAGTTCCATCTATCGAATGTAACTAATTTAATATTAAATCCTCTGGAACGTAACTGCAAGATATAATCTCTAACGTCAGCAAAATCTACAGACTTATCTTTTGTAGGTGTCCACCACCTTACCGCATCTACTACAACTTTAGGGGATGCTTCT